TGCTGCCGTTCTCAATGAACACCTTAAACGAGCCGGCCAGATGGAAACTGCGCTGAATTACCCACAGGAGCTTGTTGATCTCCAACTGGATGTTCTGCAACTGCTCCGCAAGACCCTGGCCCCAATACCCGTACAGACGCGGCGACCACTGGCAACGTGCAAACGGAAAGAACGAGTGCGGCCAAGGCTCCATCTCGCCCAGCACCGCTCCGTCAATCGTGATGCAGTGCTTACCGTCATCCGCGCCAGGGCCGCTGGGCAGATGCCACGACTCGCGCACGGTGATCATGTCCGCAACCATGCTGCGGCCCGCCTCCTCGGTCCTCGAGGGCTTGGCTCCAGCAATCACGTCCACGTCGTCAGGGAACATATCGAACAACACCTGACGGTCCACCTGCTTGACGCGATGCATCTGCCGGGGAATCCCGTAGAGCGACTCCACGTCGTCCACAAAGATCTCGCTCGACATCACGCGCTCATGGCAAACGCGGTCACCCTTGGCGAACACATGGATGAACCCGTCGCCCCAGACGGCAGCGTCACGGAACACCTGCATCCCGATTTCATGCGTCGAGTTCTCGTAGAACACGCCGTCGAGGAAGGCGTTCATCTTCTTGGCTTCACGCTGCTTCTTGTAGTCGCCACCAGACGTGAGGAACAGCGGCTTGGGACGGTTGCGCGTGATCTTCGCGCACACCGTATCCACAACGCTCTGCACAAGGTTGTACGAGATGCGGTCACGCAGCGCCGGCTGCTGCGCTGCAAGCTTGCTGAACGACACGCCCGCAAGCGTCGTCGGCGCCAGGTTGCCGTACAGACGCGCGCTCACGATCCACTGCGTGGCCCGGAACGACTGCGCGTCGCGGATCAGGTTCAGCGTCCCGCTGATCACGTCAGCAGCGTCGGAACCCTTCAGCATCCACCAACGACGCTCCTTGTTGTCCGGCAACTTGTCCGGCACGCCAGAACGCTCGCCGCCAATCGTAAAATCCCGAAATTCAATGGGCATAGCGTCGCTCCATGCGCGTCGTGCGCTTCACACCGTACAACTTGCCGAGCATCTTGACGGCCTTGATCTCGTTCTCGCCGGTCATCTCGGGGAAGAAGTACTTGCAGATCTGGGTCATCACAAACACGCGCTCGTTGACGTTCAGTGGCGCAAGCTCGTTGAACCACGGGCGCTGTCCAGCCTTCAGCGCCGCTACCACTTCCTCTGCGTGAGCAAATCCCGCCCACATCGCAGCACGCCAGAGATGCTCCCGAGAGTTGACCCGCGCCTGCTCCTCGTCCGTCATTGCTGCGTCGTCGTGCTTGATGTCGTCACTCACCCAGCGCCTCCTGCTTCACGCAAAGACCGTGCGAGCAACCCATCAAGCACCCTGCATCACTGTGGTCAATCCACTGGTGACCGCAACCACAAAAAGACTCGGCGCCGCCTTCAAACACTCCCTGCGTTGCCACTGGGGCTTCTTTTGCTGAGTGGGACGATGGAGGTGCGCCGAGTTCAACCTCAAGGCCGCTGATCGCAAGTCGCTTCAGCCCATGCTCGCGCATGAACCCCACCCACTTCTCGACCTGGTGCTGATCCACAACGGCCTCCAATCGCGGCGACGGTATAAGACTACTGCTTGACAATCAAGACGCTTAGTTCAGTTGATCCAGCGGGTCGCCGTACAACTCAATCTCCGCTTCCATGTTCCGCTTCTCTTGCAGCAGTCGCTCCAACTCTTGCTCCTCCTGCATCAACATCCACTCATCTTCGCTCTTGCCGTAACGCAGCCCGTTGTCCTGCCTCATGTCCGATAGGTAGGCGTAGCAGTGCCGCCATGCGTACAACGCCGCGTCACAGTTGTGCACCAACACGCCGTTAGCAAAATACTCAGGCTTTCCAGAGACTCTTAGCGCCCAAACGCGCGCGGTGCCGTCTGGCGTAACACGTTCCACCGCAAACTCGGCGCGTTGAATGCTTGGCCTTGAACTCAATGCCGCAGACCTCGCATTGAACCACCACGTCTGGGCGATTTGCCGCAACCGCTTTAGCGTGTTGTCGATGCCACTCACGGCCTTCTGGAGAAGCGTGCCACTTAGGCGCTGCCAACTGCGCCTTGGCAATCCCTGCTCGACGCTTGGCCTTAACATCATCGCTAGCGGTTGCGTGATGGTGCCGATGGTGCTCGCGGGATACAACGCATTCCAGATTGGAGATGTCGTTGTTAAGAGTGTTGCCGTCCCTGTGGTGAACATGGAACCCCTTGGGTACGGGTCCGTTGTGATGCTCCCAAACGGCTCGGTGTAGCCATGTCGTGTGGTTCTTGAAGTAGACGCGATCACTGCGCCTTGTGGACTCAGGCCACCTTCGCCAAACAAGCCCGTTCCACTCCACGGTTTCAGCCTTGCCTTTGGTGTATTCTTTTCGCATGGTGCAACTGACGTAACAAATACGTCTGTTGCGGTCAAGTCAATCAATTGCTTCCACCCGTGCTCTGTCCAAACAGGATGATCAGCCGTCCCGGTCAACGATCTGCCGTCAGTAAAATCAAGCCTGTAAACCGGCTTCACTCCCGTGGGCGCACACCAATCAACAGGTTGCCAGCCATCTCTGGTCAGCACCCAATCTTGATCGTTGACCGTTTCAATCGGCACATCGCCGCGTGCGGTTGTCACCAAAGTGCCGTCCACAAAACAAGCGTGGTTGGCACACCCAGGATGCTCTTCGCGCCTCTGGCTCCGGTCGTCCCAGATCAGTTGCGAGTACTCGTCAATCAACGGCGCAGCCGCCTTCTTGTGCAACTTGATCCGCGCACTCACAAAGTCGCCGTTCATCAGTTCCATAAAGTCAGCCTTGCCCGCCTTCTCTGCGCCCACAAGCGGGATGTCATGCCGACGCCGCATCTCCTCAACCGCCTGCTTGTTGGCGTTGTCGATCACGATCCGATCAAAGTCAAAGCGTCCCATCAACTTGCGCGTTTGGTCCGCGACCTCGGTGATGTCGCACTTGTCCTTCTTGTGCGCCCCGAGCACGTACAGGGTCCGGTCGCTGTCGTGATACGCGCACACCACCCACGCAGTCGGGTCGTTGAACCCAAGGTCAATGCCCAGCACATAGTGCCAGCGCCCCTTCTTGGTGATCGCCGGCAACTCGTCAAACGTGTTCTTCTCGTAGTCAAAACGGTACACAAGGTTGCTGTCGTCGATCACCCACTTGCCCAAGTAGTGCTGCTGAAACAGCGGCGTTTCCTCGATCAGCGGGTTCGCCAACTTCAAGTCCTCAATCTCTGCCTTCCACTTGTCCGCCATATGCGGATTGTCGAACGCCGTCCAGCGATGGCCGCTCCAGCCCATCTTCTCCCAGCGACCCGACTCCCCCGGCACTTGGCCCTTCGTCAGGTCGTAAAACAACCCGCGCTTCATGTTGCCGGGAGTTCCGATCATCGCAATCGTGCCGCGATAGTCAGCCGTCGCCGGCTTCAAAATGCCGTACACCATCTCATGCAAGTCCACGCCGTAGGACGCAGCCTCATCGATCACCACGCTCTTGAACTTCTGACCGAGCGCCTTGTCCTTTTCCTGCTCGTCCGCGTCCATGCCCAGCAGGTAAATCATGCTCCCGTTGGGCAGCGTCACCGACAACTCAGTCTCGTTGAACCGGCACCCAAGCGCCTGCTCACGGTCAATCGTCTTCAGCACGTCCTTCCACATGATCCGCTTGGCAGACGCCCGCGTCAGCGCCACGTACAAGCACGACACGTTGGGTGTCTCATACGCATCCCGCATTAGCATCAAGCCAGCGCCATACGACTTGCCCGAGCGGCGCGTACACAGCACCACCTTCATGCGAGCCGGATCTTCCAAGAACGCCGTCTGCGCCTTAAACGCCACGTCCTTGAACACCGGCTCTTTCTTCTCAGCCGCGATCAAGGCAAAAAACTCCGACTTCTCAGTCGGCGTCATCTTGGCGATCAAACGGTCGAGTTCTTCCTTGGTCACTCCTGCGCCTCCCGCATCATCCGCTCATAGTCTTCCCGCGACACCGACTTCGGCGCATCCGACGCCAACAGCGCGTCGTGCTCCTCCTTCGTCAGCGCTCGCGTCTGCAACTCAATCTTCCTTCGCGCAGCCTGGTCGTACCGCCCCACCACCTCACGACCGTACGACAACGCCGCCGTAGGTGTCCCCCACCCGCGCCCCTCAAGCGCCCGATCTACCGTCCAGTACGCGGCGTCGATGTCCTCGTCCGTCTTCCCTTCCCAGCGCAACTGCTCCAGCCGCGCCTTCAGCGCCAGCAACTCGTCCCTCATACCGGCCTCCCGTGAATCGCCTCCAACCCACGCCTACTCGCCACCGGCAGCACCCGCGCCCGATAACAGCGCCAACACCTCTTCGCCCGCTTGTCGTTCGTTGCTCCCCCGCAGTACACGCACTCGCCCTGCTCCACCTTCCCTGCATCCCTATACGCCTGACACGCCAACCGATGCGCCTCTCGCACCTCTGGCCTCTTCAAGTACTTCTTCATCCACTTCTTCAACGTCGCCCGACGCACCGGATCTTGCGACCGCTTCCGCTCGTAACACCATCTACACAGCGCAGCCCGCACCACCTGGTTCTTGCACAACGGCGTGTCGCACGGCTTCATATCATCACCTGACCGTCTACCCGCCGCTTAGCCTCTTCCAATGTCTTTGCCACGTTGTCGCCGTAACTGCTCACGCCCCACCGCCACGCCCCAGTTGTCTTGTCAAACTCCAGCCAACAACACCACGTCTGCGTAAAAGCCACGTACCGCTCTCCGCAGTCAGGCCCGCTCGGGTCTGTCCGCTGCCAATCCAAATCTTGAAAAATCAACTCAGCCATCAGACGGCACCAACGGCAGCGCCTCAATCGCAGTACGCACCGCTTCATCCGTTACCAAATCAAGCACGCAGGAACGCATCCACCGCGCAGCCGCCATCTTATGCACCACCACTTCCGCGTCCCAGGACGCATGGTGCTCCATCTCCCGCTCTCGCAAATCACGCCGATAAAGCGCAGCTACGCCTCGCTGTATCTCCCCTTCCGGGTCAGCCAGCCGCGCCTGCAAATTCAGAATCTCTGCCAACAACTGCTTCTTCGTTGCCCTAACTCGCTTCATATGCCACCTCTGCCGTCACTGCGGCCCACACACCTTACCGTAGCGCCACGCCACAGGCAAGGGTTGTTGCTCTCTGGGGGGTGGGTATAAGCGTAGCATCACGCCACCAAACATGGTGGGTACTCTCTGGGGGGTATATATATATTGAAGTAATCCCGCGCGCGCATGGTGGGGGGGGTGGGGGTAGGGCTCGAGGGCCGGCCTGACGCGCTGCGGCATGACGACCTGGTCTTCGCCGGACGTGTCGCGGACGGCGCACCTATCGTGCGTCACCGGAGCCGTTCGAGGACCGCGCGCCCTAGTTTCGTCGCGCACGATCCGCTGCAAATAAAGGCAGAAACAGAAAATCGACAACGTGCGCTTGACAGGTGTGGCATCACGGTGTACCTTCTCACCATCGCAGCACTGACGCTGCGGCGGAGTGACCAGATGATGATCTGCCGGGAAGAGACGCTGCGCGGGAAGACTGAGACGACGTGTTTCGACGCCTTCCGCAAGTGCGGGTCCACGGACACGGATACGGTCATGCGCGTGCTGGAAGACGACGTGCGGGAGGCATGGAGCGACGTGGACGACGTGTACCAGCACGGTGGCACGCTGGAAATCGCGCTGAGCGAGGGACACTTCCTGAAGTTTACTGTCATCCCGGAAGAAGGCTAACATGACGAACCTTGAATCGCTTTACTACACCACCGGCTGCCAAGACTGTTGCAACGTGTTCGACGGCGACGACGTGCCCAGCGCCGACGACTTGCGGGAGGGGTGGCAGCACGGACACGCGGACACGCTGACGCCGGAGGACGCGCCGCACGCGGAGGCGTTGCGGGAGGCGTGGATTCGCGGGTGGTTGGAGTGTGCGACGGCGCAAGTCAAGCGGGAGCGGGAGCGGGACGCTCAGCGTCGCGCAGAAGAGGCGGAATATGACTAGGGGAATGGCGCTGGCGCTGCTTATGCTCGCGGCGGAGTTTGCCGCCGGTATCGGATACGTGTGGACGGCGCAGGATCGGTCGATTGATGCGGCGTATGCCGCGCGGAGGCGGTAGTGGTCTACTATATCAAGCGGGACACGCTCGGGAACGTGACGGACGCGCAGGCGCAACGGTTCGCGCGGGAATTGGCGAACGCGATCAACCACACGGTAGCGTGGGGCGATCATACGGGCTGCGACTGCGCGGATCGCGAGGATCACCGCTACGAAGCGCGGCGCGTGTTCGACGACGGGGGGTGGCACGGCTAGCACGTCCGGGCGCGGCCCTTGCCGCGTCTCGGAGTGAGCGCCTCGCGAGGGGCGTTGACTCCGGGACTCCCCCCGGATGGCGCGCGTGACGCGCATGGTGAAACCATGAAACTAGCAATTGTGGTGCAGAAATCGCACAACGAAAAAATCGGCCCCGTTTCGACAACCTATGCGCCGACAACGCATTGCGTTGACTGCGAGTTTAAGGGCGCGGGCTGCTACGCAGAGACTGGCATGGTCGGAATGCACGTCCGCAAGTTGAACGCGGCCGCGCGAGACTCGCACGCAAGCCCCGTGCGCACGGCGAAACAGGAAGCGCGCGGGATCGACGCGCTCCGCGCGAACGGCCAACCCCTCCGGATCCACACGTCCGGTGATTGCCCGACGCGTGAGGCGGCTGAGATCGTCGCCGACGCGGCTGAGCGTTTTGTGGCGCGCGGGGGCGGGACGCCCTGGAGTTACACGCACGCGTGGCGGCGCGTGCCCCGCAAGGCGTGGGGCTCGGTGTCGGTACTCGCGAGCGTCGAGACTCTCGCCGACGCCGCCCGTGCGAGCAAGCGCGGGTGGGCTGTCGCGCGCGTGGTGCCGCAGTTTTCCGGCGACAAGGCGTGGCTCGAGGGCGGCATCCGGTGGATCCCGTGCCCCGCGCAAACGCGGGACAACGTGACGTGCTCGACGTGCCGCTTGTGCATGAGCGACGATAAGCTCCGCGCAATCGGGGCCGGCGTGGCTTTCGAGGCACACGGTAGCGGCAAGCGCAAGGCCGCAGAAAAGGTTGTGTGCGCCAAGTAGACGCGCCTAGGAGCGCCGGGGCCTTTTGTGTCCGGCGTTCCAGGGTGCGCCTATGTCAGGCGCCCGGAGGCACTGCATGGAATACTTTTCGGTCAGCGATGCAGATTTTCCGCTCGTTTCCCTGTCTTGCGGGATCGCGGTCTACCGCGCCCCTCCGGGGCTGCATCCGCGCGCGTGCATGATGTGGGCGTGCGGCAAGGTGCGTAACGGCGTGCGGGTGGTAGAGATACGGGATGCCGACGGGGCCCTGGTAGCGTCCGCACGCTAGGCTAGACGCGGATAGGAGGGGCGCGCTTATTCGGGCGCCCTTCCAGTGCGCGCCTATTCCGGCCGCAGTGCGCCCGCGTGACGGGCGAGGGGTATGCCATGCTTTTTGTTGAGTGTTGCTTGCTTGCGCTGACCGCAATTATCGCCGGCCGGATTGTCGCAGAGGCTATCGACGCGGTGCGCCGATGACGTGCGACCAATGCGGGCACGAGCATGATGATGAGTGCACAAATTGCGAGGGCATGATCGGCGCCTTTTGTTCATGGTGCATTCAAATCAGAGCCCGCGCCCTGATTCAGGCTACTTGGCAAGCGACAACGCGCCGAGAGAGGCGCACATATGCAGACCTGGTCCGCGACTGGGAGGCACGATGACAAAAACGGACGCGCAAGACATTATGGAGACACTAGGCGAGACGCTCGCCGCGCGCCGGCATGAGCTAACAGCCGCCATCGTCGCCGCGCAGGCCCGGCTCGAGGAATTTGACGGCGCCTGGTCCCGACACGACATGGCTTGGCTCACCGAGGAGCGATTCATCGCGGCGCGTCTCGCGCAGGAAGTGGAACAGGCACGAGCCGTCATCGAAGGGTAGCCTACCCCGCACGCACCTTACGGGCTCCGGTCTCACGGGCCGGGGCCTTTTTCATGCCTTGCGTAAGAGCTCCCGCGCGCGGCGCCACGCGGCAGGCACCGGCCCGCCCTGGTCATCCTCGAAATAGACATCGTCCAGGGCGAGCAGGGCCGACATCGCGGCATCCAGGGCGCGGCGGGTCTGCCAGCGTGCGGCTCGCGAGCGGGCGTCTGCCTCGAGCAGCTCGGCCACTTCGCGGCACTTCTTGGCCGCGTTTTTCTGGTCTTCGCCGTCCTCTTTTGTCCAGATCATGCCGCCCTGACAACGCCTTTCTGGCAACACTCCGCGATGCCCTTGTTTTACAGCGTTTCCGCGCGCAGAATTCATCCGGGCCGCACCAGGCTTGGCGCAGATTTGCTACCACAAGAGGCGCACTTTTTGCTCTAAGCACAGATCAAGCGCACTTTTTTGTGCCCTGTTTTCGCAGATTTACGCCACCGCACTTTTCGTGCTTGACTGTGTCCACGCACTACTGCTAATTCTGGGGTCGCGCGCGTGCCCGATCTATGGATCTCTTGATATTCCTGCCTCGCGCTGCGAACCTCGCCGCACTTTTTGATCCCGCGTCGCACTTATTCACGTTGCTTGACGCGCTCGAGGAGTATCGCAACCCGCTCCGCGCGTTGCTCTGACGTGAGGCCGTCAACTTTCAGCGAAACGCGGTCTTCCAGCATCCCGAGATGCTTGGCGATGAGTTCCAGGGCGCGCACTTTTGTCGATTGCGCGACATCTTCCTGCTCCGCGACGCGCTTTAGTTCCCTAATCACAAAGCTTGCATCGACCTCGCTCCGTTGGATTGCGCGGGTTGAAATTTCTTTCAACTTAGAGGCGATGACGGGGAGTTGCAGATTTTTTACAGCCATGCTTCCGGCGGTTTTCGGGGAGTAACCAGCACGGAGAGCGGCTTGTTTGCCGTTACGGTCCTTGAGATATTCCTCTAGGAATCTTTCCTGAAGATTAGTGAGTGCGTCCGTGGCTCGCTTCATGGCGCACCTTGGGAGCCGTAACGCAGTGCGTTAGGCGAGGTTGACGACCTCGATGTTGGCGTAGGGGATGACGTGCGAGCCGGCACCCTCGCTCGGCACGGACTCGAAAAAGATCCCGGCAGGGTGGAAGCGGATGTCCTTGCAGACGACAACGTTGCTTCCCGTAAGATTCTGAGCGGCCTGATCGGTGGTGAGCGTGGTGACGATGCGAGCGCCCGTGAAGTGGACGCCGCCGGTCCTGACGCGGACGGAGTGGATGGGTTCCTTGCCGGGGGTAACGTCAGACTTGGTATCCTTGGACATTTAGGGCTCCTGGGTACCAGCAACGGGAGTGTTGTTGGTAGGTTCGGTGGTGTTGGTGGGTTGTTCCTGGGTGAGAGCGCGAGCATCCTGTTCAAGCTGTTCGATCTCGCGGATGACGTGCTCGGCGGCGGTGTGGAGACGGCGCTGCTGGACGACCAGGTCGCCAAGTTGGGCGCACTTTTGGGCATACTTCTGCTTGATGTCTTCGATATCACTCATCGGAAGGCCTCGTAAGGGTTGTAAATGACAGACTCAGGGATGACGCGATTTTCGCGCAGTTCCCGAAGGAGATAGGTGGAGTGCGAGTAAGACCAGGGCTCGCCGGCAACGTGCGCGAGGAGGGCCTTGGCAATGCCGTACTTGCGAAAATCAGGCTTCACGTAGACGTAGTGAACGAGCCCCGGCTCGGTGACCGACCAACCGAAAACGACGCTGGGGTCATCCGGCAGCACGGCGAGGCGAACCTCGGCACGCTCGAGGATGCGCTCAATCACCTTGTGATGGGCCGCGAAAAAGGTTTCCCGAGGGATGCCTTTCGCGAAGAGCGAGGAGTTCTGGTAGGACTTCAACCAGGTCGCGAAGATGAGGGATCTTGCGTCCCCCAGGCCTTTCGCGATGATGTAGTTCTGCTCACTCATCCGAAAAAATCCATCCCGTCGTCACTCGTCGGGGCTTTTGGCGGTTCAATCGCCGGCTTGGAAACTGTCACAACCTCGACAAGCGTGTCAAGGAAGCTTGGCTCAACGTCCTCAACCTCGACAGGCTTAGGGGCGAGCGGAATGTGCTTAGGGACGGGTACTTTGACCTCGAAGTCCTTCCCCAGCCGGTCTTTTTTCTTGTATTCGTGGCCGCGCCAGACTTCCTTTACCTTTTGGCGGTGGCCGATAGGCTTTCCGGCACGGCAGTCCTTGCAAATAAACCCATAGCAGCGCCCGGAGTTGGGGTTGCCCTTGCAGATGGGGCAGGGGCTCTTGGGCATCGGCGTGCCCTTGGCAGGGCCGCGCTTCTTCTTGATCTTAACGGCTCGGGCGCCGATCTCCTGCGAGACAAGCTCCGCAAGCTCACGACTGAAGCGCCGGACGAGCCGGTGGATCTTGTCAGTCAACTCCAAGGACTCCTTGGTGTCGATGACCTTGGCGCCCTTGGGGATGACCGGATGTTCCTGCTCGTCGCTCACGGCTCGCTCCGACAGAGGGCTTTGACAATCTTGATGAAGCTCTCTTCGCATCGCTGCATGGCTTCGTCGGACGACATGGCGTAACCCTCGTCACCGTAACCGATTCCAACGTGCCAACGCCAAGGTTGGTGAATGTTATTTTGGCTCCAGACCTCTAGCTTTCCAGCGATCCGTTCACACTCAAAGTAGCGATTATCCTTGAATGGCGGCTTTTCGACCCACTTCACGGGCTCAATGACAACCGTTTCCTCGCTCATGCGGGCCTCTTGGGCAGAGGCAGATCGCGGATAGACGAAAGGCACGACAGATGCTGATCGACCGCTAAGAATGCGGCCTCTTGCATCGCCTCCGCGCCCTTGGCGAACGCATCATCCAGCATTTGCTCAAGTTCCGCTTGCGTGATCCAGCGGTGGATGCGCTCCTTGTCGTGACTAGTCATCGAAACCCCCTTGACGTTGCACGGTGCGGTAATGGTTGGTCAGTTCCCGGTGCTCGGCAGGCGTCAGGTCAAAGTCTTTGCCGTCCACGGTGGACTCTTCGATCACCACCATGCCGTAGGTGTCCATGCCGAGGCCGATACGGACCCGGAAAAGCTGCTCAGCCCCGTCAACGTCTCGCGCGATGGTCGTCGTCTCAAAAATCATGGCTCGCTGCCTCCATCCGGCCTCATCGGCACGGTCCAGGCAGACTGCCACGGTCTAGGATGCGGTGTCAACATCCTAGAGACATCTTTCCGTATGCGCCTGACATCACTCAGCTTTCCACTTCTCCATCACCGCCCACTCCTTGTCGATGCGGAGCCAGAGTTGCCAGTGACTGTCCATCGGGGCGCGGATGAGCCAACCGCCGTCCACCTCGCGCACGCCCCATGCCTCGCGGAGCAGGGCATCAATCCGCTTTCGCGCACGCCCTGGGGAGCCGTGCCCTGGGTCATCGGTCGCTGGCCTGGTCACGCTGTGTCCCCCGCATACCGTTTTTGAGGCCGCTAGCGTGCCTGCGGCACACGCCGGACCTTGACCACGACGCAACCCTACCCCGGCATCCCTCGCTCGCCATAACGCACGGGCGGGCCGCTCCTGCGTGTTTGCGGCAGTAGCCGCTCAGACTGTAGCTGGTCAGCGGTGCCTTGCAGGCCAGGCATTGTCCGTTGGCCGACACTACTCGCATGGTGCGTACCATCCCTGCGTGATCACCTTGATTTGTCCGCTTTTGATCAGTCGCGGCATGATCCGCTTGATGGTCCCGGCGGGGATGTTGAGTTCTCGACGGATCGCAGCGATGGTCCCTACGCCTGAGCGGATCAGGGCGACAACGCGGTCGTCGTACACGTAGCCCGTCATCGGTCCACCTCCACGATGCGGACCTCAAGCCCGTACTCTTTCGGGAGCCCCTTGCGCTGTGAGTACTCCCATCGGACCTTGCGCTCGTCGCCGTCGTCCACGCCGATCATCTTGGCGACCTGGTCGCGGACGCCCTTGCAGGAGCCGGCGAGGTTGTCCGAGTCGAGCTTGCGGACGCCGACGCGGGTCAGGTGGACGACGACGGGCGGCGCAACGCGGATACGCTGGGCGAGCCAGACCAGCTCGACGGCCCGCTGCTGCGCCTTCTTGCGCTTGTTCTTGATCGCCCAGTGCTCTCGCATATTGGCCTCGCTGACCAACTTGGTGGGCACATAGAAGGAGATCTGGCGGCAGTCGCAAGGGTTGTAGCCCCATGAAGCGCAGGTCGGCTTGTGGCTACTCATCCTTCTTCTCCACGTTGGTTTCGCACAGGCCCCACCTCATGCACCCAGCATCACGCTCGCCAGCGGCGAACAGTTCAAACTGCTTGCCGCCGCGCGAGGTCTTGCTCCACTGCACCACGGTGTCGATGGGCCAGCACTCGCCCGTCCCGCCGTTTCGGGCTTGAAACCATGAGGGATTGTTCTTCAGTGTGTCGCCGCGAGCCTCATTGCGCTCCTTGGCCTTGAGCGTCACCAGTCCCTCCAGTTCACGGATGCGGTCAATGCGCTCGGGATCGGCGTCCGCAATAAAGCGGATCTCCTCCTTGCGAGCGAACACGCACGGCCAGCATCCAACGCGCTCGGCACCCTTGAGATACAGCGGATTAGGCGCAAGACCGTGTCGCTTGTGGATGTCGATCACATCCTGCTCGCTCCACCGGATCAGCGGGCGCCACACCTCGCAGTCCATGATGTTTTGCCACTCCCACTCAGCCATCTTGGATCGCGCCTCAGACTCGGCGGCTCGCACGCCCACGGCGTTGACCACATCACCGTCCGTATCTTGGATTGACCGGATGTGGCGCTTCATCGGATCGACCTTGAGCAACTGAGTGCAGAATCGCTGCATCCGCGAGGGGAACATCCCCTTGTGCAGTACCAGTTCCTCCATCTTGCGCTTGGGCTCCAACCAAGTGATCGGCCCCAGTTTCTCAGTCAGCGGCCCGCGCAGGTAGGCGTAGGTCAGGTCATGTTCCCATCCGGTGTCCATGAACACGCGGTCGTGCTCGATCCCCAACTCGGTCAGGTACAAACTCATGGCAGCGGAGTCTTTGCCGCCGCTGATGCTTGCCACGACCCGACGCCCGTTGATCTTCACCTTCAACTCCGCAATCTGATCACTAGTCAGCATAAACAAGCCTCTCTGCTCGGATGTCGGTCTGCCACGCCCAGATCGTGCCGTCGTCGCCGCGCACGGCGAGGAACAGCTTGCCGCCGTAGGTTCTCAACTTGAAGTTCACCGCCGGCTTGCGCTTGAGGTGCTCGATGCAAGCATCTGCCATCTCCGACTGCTCGGCGGGCGGCATCTCGCGCACGTCGTTCCATCGCTCCCATCCCGTGTCGGTCATCGCTGCCCTCGCAAGGCGGCAAGTCGCCCCGCGTAATCCCACTTGGCCCTGTAATACTTATCGACGTACGCCCAGCCCTCTTCCGCGAAGTCCAGCGCCTCAGACAACTTGGCCTTGGTCGTTTCCAACTCCCGCGATAAACGCATCTCCAGCGCTCGGAGGCGCAACCGCTCCTCCTTGTGCAGGCGCAACTCAGCCTCCAACTCCGCGATCTCAGCGTCGGTCATCGCGGCACCTTCTTCGTCGTCACCTTGACCGGCCTGCCGGCGACCGCCGACAACAGCGCCTCGCACAGCGGGCGAACGTCGGCATACGGTAGACGCATCTCACCGTGCGTCCCCTTGACCTCGACCATGAAGCGCAGCGCGTCACGGTCCCGGTCGTCCATGTACCCAGGCTCGACGGTGATGCGGACCTCGCGCTCATGGTCCGCGATGATCGTGGCGTTCTCAACGTATGCCATCACTCAATCCCTGCCTTCGTCATCAGTTGCTTCACCCATGCGAACTTCGACGTGAGTTCCATGTGCCTCTTGAGCCGCTCAACGTAGATGTGCTGGCCCTTCTCAGCGAGGTCAGCGTCGGTGGGCCTCGGCGGCACGGTGTCAGAGCCGGGGTTCAGGCGATGCGCCACGCAAGGCTCCATGTCCCGGCACGCGCAGTCGCCCCAAGGCACCTCATGGATGCTTGGCGGCTTGGGCTTTAGCCGGCGGACGCCGCAGCACGGGCACTCAATAGAGGTGGTCACTTCACTTCTCCCATGCGCTGCTGGTACTCGCGCTTCATGCGCCTCAAGTCGGTGGTGCCCGCCTCAATCAAGCCAACCTGCGGGCGGCGTGACAAGCGCGAGCGCAGCCGGTCGCCGTAACGCTTCACGATGCCGACGCCGTTGAGGTTGGTCGTGACGACCGTCCGCTTGCCGCTATCGAGGCGGTCCACAAGAAGCCCGCCCAGGGTGTCGGTGCTCCAGCCGCTCTCGCTCTCGCGCTCGGTGCCCAAGTCGTCAATCACAAGCAGGCCCACGCGGTAGGCAAGCTCGCTGACAGGCTTCCAGCGCTCCAGGTCGTCCACCATGCGGGCGCTAAGCCACAGCGCATTGTCCTGCGTGCCGGCGACGATCCAAGCGGCAGCGGTGCTCTTGCCGGTGCCAACGTCCCCGGTGATGACCAGGCAGCGGCAATCGGGGTACGACAGCCACGACTCAGCGCCCTCAACCACCATCATCGCGGCTTCACGCTTGCCCTGATCGGGACCGTACCAAGCGCGAGGCGGCTGCGGCATAACGCGGATCGGGGCGAGAGCCTTGATCACGTCGGGATCGGGCACGCCAGCGTGCTTCATGCGCTCAGCACGGCGCTTGGTCAACTCCTCCTCGGCGGCGCGGTGCGCCTCGGCCTCGACGTGTCGGCACATGGGGCCGTCAAGGAAGCCATGCGTTTCGGTATCCGGGTCCAGCCTTGAGGAGCACTTGAGCGCCACCTCGCTGTGGGCGTTGGGGCAGCGCGGGCAGTCCTCGCGCCGCGTGCGCTTGATGTTCTCCATTGCCACCAGGGCGCGGTCCTGAAAGTGCTTGAGGCTCATCTCATCGAACGTCGAAAGCTTCTTCATCACTCTTCTCCCCACATGGAGCGCATGAAAGCGTCCCCGGTACCGACTGCGTGAACCGTGCGGCTAACGTGAGCGCCCGTCGCGCCCTTGTTCCACTTGGCGAGCCCCTTGGTGATCCCGTTGTCGCTCACAAGCCACCCAAGGCCGGCGGTCTTGCTAAACGCATCCGACTCCAAGCCCTCAAGCGCCCGCATCAACTGATCCATGCCTCGCGCCTTGCGCTGCCTCCGGAAGCCCATCCATGCCCCGGTGTTCCAGCGAAGCTCGTCGGCGGTCAGGCCGGTGAGTTTGCGAGCGGCGTCCATCCAGCGGTCGCCGTCTGCCTTCTCAACCACGCGCTCGGCCTCGGCCTCCGGGGACTTGTCCTTCGGCGGGCGTCCTCGACGGGGCTTGACCTCCTCAACCGGCGCCGCGTCTTTTCGATTTTCGAAAAGCGCAAGGTTGTTGTTCTTTATCTTCTCTTCTCCTCTCATCTCCTCTAACGGGGGGACGCTCCCCGCGACGCTCGCAGGGAGTGTCGCTACGACTGTCGCGGAGGGTGTCGCAGGGAGTGTCGCGGCGACATTTTTATTTGTGTCGCGTAGTTGACGGATGCGGGTGCGATCTTTTTCCAGCTTTTTCGCGTGAGCGCCCTGATATTCCACCCACGCATGGATCTGATCGCCGTCGATAAATCCTGCCTGACGCATGGCGTCAACAAACATGATCGGATCGCCGGCCCATCCGGCTCGACGGGCGATGACGACGGGATGGAGTCCGGTCAGGCTGCCGTCAGGCCGCACGCGAGACACCCAGAGCCACAACTCAACAACGTGCGTCCAAGCGCGAGGCTCCTCAAGGATCGCCGCCAAGTGATCGCTCTTGGGATGATCCGGCAGGTCGTTGTAGATCCTGATCCAAGGGAGACTCATAAGAGCCTCCAGCGTTGAACGTGATGCATGGGTCACCAAAGACAGAGAGCGCATCCGGTTGTGTCAGCAACCGAACACGCTCTCCGGGGCGTGGGGGGATCGCCCTAAAGGCTCTGTGAGTCCGCTGCTGACACAGCGGGTCAAGCGAGGGGGACGTTACCGACGTTCCGGTCGCTTGTCAACTCCTCTGCGGTACCAGATCGCCAGCGCCTTGATCTTCGCTAGTTCATCACACTCGCGACGCAGCACCACGACCTCAGCGTGCAGCCGGATCAGCGCGAGCCACAGCACCACGACGACCAGGCCCAGCACGACCTCGAGGACCGTCACGCTGTCAGACCCCTGAGCGCCGCGCGCTCCTTGACATCCAGCCACGAGTCGGGCGGCACCTCGCCGTGCGTCAGCGCGCACACAGCCAGCGCGTAGTACAGCGTCGGCAGCGTCGTCCCCGAGCACCACTGCTGCACCGCTTGCCGCTGCACGCCCAAGCGTCGCCCCAACTCTGCCTGGCTCATGCGCTCCCGTGACAACCACTCTCGCAACGTCATGCGTACCTCCTGCCGGCGAGGTACACCAGGGCGACCGGCAGCGTCAAGGGCGGCGTGTCTGGCTTTAGTTCCTGCTCACCGGATGCCCGCAAAATCAGGCACTTGCGTCATCCGTGTCGATTTATTTTGACTCGACAAGCGGACATGGCTAGAGTGCCCAACGTCGCAAGTGAGCGACCAACACGGAGGACGCAGTGACGAACGACAAGACCACCTTCCGCAGGCATGAAGAGGCAGCGATGGCTCTCGCGTACCACGTCAATCACGACGTGCAGTTTGCCGGCAAGCTGACGCAGCTCTCGCTCGACGCCCTCGAGATCTACCGCGCCACTCAGGCCGAGTGGTACGCCGAGATCGACGCGCGCATCGCCGCCAGCAAGGAGGCCGCGTAATGACCGCCGAGCAGCAGAAGATCCTGGCAGACGCCAAGCGCGAGGAGCAGTTGCGGGGCATCCAACTGCTTCAGGCCGCGCAGGCCCGCTACGACGGGGACATGGATGAGGAGGAGTTTAACGGCTTCCTCTGCCGCTACGGGCACGCCTGCCTCTCCCGCCGCGTCCTGATGCACGACATCAACCTTGAGAACGCCAACCGCTTCAACCTGAACTGAGGACACGATGACCGCCATCACCAAGACCGACTGGACCCGCGAGCAGATCGACACCATCAAGCAGACCGTCGCCAAGGGCGCCAACGACGCGCAGCTCGCTCTGTTCCTTCAGGTCTGCAAGTCGCGCGGGCTGGACCCGTTCGTCAAGCAGGTCTACTTCACGCCGCAGGGCATCATCGTCAGCATCGACGGCCTCCGCGCCATCGCGGAGCGCACCAACTGCTACGCTCCCGGCGCCACCCGCTACGAGTACGACGACAGCAAGAACCTTGTCGCCGCGTTCGTCAGCGTCAAAAAGTTCGTCAACGGCACTTGGTTCGACGTTGAGGAGTCGGCGTTCTACGAGGAGTACCGTGGCTCGTCGCCCATCTGGAAGAAGATGCCCCGCGTGATGCTCGCCAAGTGCGCCGAGGCTCGAGCCCTGCGCCGCGCGTTCAGCAGCGACCTGTCCGGCCTGTACGCCGCCGAGGAGATGGATCAGGCGCAGCGCGAGGAGCGCCCCGTCGAGCGCCCTGTCGTCGTCGTGCAGCCCCAGGATGACGGCATTGAGTTCCCCGCCGCGCCGTCGATGAGCGCCGCGTACACCGCCGCCGTCAACGCCATCGCAGACGCCAGCACCTTGGACGCCCTCAAGATCGTGGCCGGTCGCATCAGCGCCGCCAAGGGTGACATGACCGCGCAGGAGCAGTCGGACCTCCGCGCCCGCTACAACGCTCGCCGTCAGGAGGTCGCGTGAAGACCCGCGAAGAAATGATCATCTACTGGCGCGAGGCCGCAGAAGCCGCTGAAGCCAGAATCATTGAGCAGCGGCAAGACTTATCCAACCTTCGGATGGCGCTGGATTCTGTCAACGAACGACTGCACGAACGCACTCTGGAACTTGACCAGTTGAAGGCAAAAGTGACAAAGGGGTTTTTCAAATGAAGATCACCGGCTCCACGCTCCCGGTCCTCCGCAAGTGCCAGTGGTGGGCTCGCGAGGATGTCGTCGCGCCGCCCGCCCTGCCGCCCTCGGACGCCATGCTGATCGGCACCGAGGTTCACGCGGCCATTGAGGGCGTGCTCACCAAGCGCGACGTGAAGTTGTCCACCGACGACGGCATGGATCTCTTCCGCGAGTGGATGCAGTGGTGGAGCACCTCGCCGCTCGCCGCCAACCAGTGGAAGGCCGAGGTCGCCTACGCCTACGACGTGCAGCGTGACGCCGCGCGTCTGATCGGTGAGAACGTCGGGCGAGGCTACGAGGTCAGCGCGTCCGAGATCCCTGGCACGATTGACGCCCTCGCGCTAGACGATGAGCACGCGCACGTCGTGGACTGGAAGACGACCAGCGGCTTTGGCCCCGGTCCCGCCGATGCCGAGGACAACTGGCAGTTGCGCCTGTACGCCTTGATGGTCGCTCGCGCGCACCGCGTGGACAGCGTTACGATCCACGTCGTCCGCATCACCACCAACGGCGTCACCAGCACCTCGCACACCCTTGACTCGCTTGAGCTCGACGCGGTCGCCCATGAGGTTCAGCGCCTGGTGCAGTCGGTGCCCACCGCTCTGCCTCAGTCCGGCTCGCACTGCCACCGCTGCCGCGCTGTCGCCGTCTGCCCGACGACCAACGCTGCGACGACCGCCATCGCACCGCCGGCTCCGATCAAGTTGGAGATCAACGACGACAACGCCGGCAACCTGCTGATGAAACTGCGCCAGGTGCAGGCTGCGTGCGAGCAGCTTGAGGGCGCGCTCAAGTTGTACGCCGCGAACAAGAACGAGGAGGGCATCCGGCTCCCCACTGGCAAGCGTTGGGTGCGGACCAGCGTGGACCGCGAGTCGATCAACCTCAACGGTGACGCCAACGCGATGGGGATCGCGATCATCAGCATGGCCGGCGCCGAGAAGGCTCTCGAGCCCAAGATCAGCGTTTCCAAGGCCGGCATCGAACGAGAACTCAAGGCCGCTGGCCTCAAGGGCAAGGAACTCAGGGAGAAGCTCGACAACGTGATGAGCGAGCTGCGCGCGGCGGGCGCTACCCGCACGACAACGGTGGACAGTTACCGGGAGGTGGAGTGATGGACAGGATGATCGACCGTGTTCGCAGGATTATGCTCGACAACCAGTGGCGCTCGTTGGACTACATCGCCAGCACGACCGGCGGCAAGCGCGACAGCGTGTCGTCGCTCATGCGCCAACTGCGGAACCCCAAGCACGGCGGCTTCAACGTCGAGAAGCGTTACGATGACATCGGTGTCTGGGTGTACCGCATCGCGCCCGCGTTAGAGATCAAGGCCAAGCCCACGCCTCCGGTCAAGAGGAAGCCTGCGACCGACAAGGACAAGAAGCCGCCTCTGACCGACGCCGAGAAGATCGCTCGCGCCATCATGGTTGGCGTCTTCTCTCGCCTTGTGAGCAAATGAGCCGGTACAAGACCATCTGGGATATGTGCCCCGCACAAGTGGCGTGCGACGGCCAGTGGATCGCTCCCGAGCGATCAATGTGTGGATTCTGTGAGCGTGCCATCGCAAAGCGCGAGGCGCTCAAGAACAAGCCGCTCAAGGGTGAGCGGCACCTAGCAACGGAGGCCGCGAAGAGCCTCCGAAAGAAAGAGAAGCGACGACATGGATGAGCTCAACATCGTTCTGCACCAGTTCCAGATCGACCTCCGCAACTTCATCAACGACGAGGTGCGCCGCCAGGTCAGCGCCATCGTGCGCGACACGCCCGCTACGCCGACTCCGGTGGTGGAGCCCAAGCAGCGCGGCCCCGAGAAGGGCACCAAGGCCCAGGCAAAGCCCTGCCCCGTGACCGGCGTGCTCAACACCCACCGCCGCTTCAGCTACCTCATGCCCGAGGCTCGCACGCCTGAGAACCTCAAGAAGTTCAAGAAGGGCGGCAGCAAGTGAACCGCGCGCGCACCGACGCGGAACTCCACTTCGACGGGCTCATCGCGCAGCGTCGTCGCAAGGGACGCGAGACCTATGGGCGTGGCTTGGAGCACACCGACGCCTACGATTGGAACCAGATGGCGCTCGAGGAGGCGCTCGACCTCGCGCAGTACCTCGCCGCCGAGAATCTGCGCTTGCGTCAGCGTGCAACCCAAGTGCGCGACATGATCGCCCGCGTGATCCGTTGGCCCGACGATGTGATGCCGCAGGGCGTGATCGAAGAGGAAACGCGGCGTCAGCGCAACGCGATGGCTGATCGGGTCATGCGGATGCAGGTGGGCGAGCCATGAGCGAGGTTGAGAAACTGCGGGCGCTGCTCGCGGAGGCGCGAGCCGCTATTCACTTGGTGTTGGATATTGACGCCCTGCAAGGATGGGCGTGTGAGGCTGTAGATGATGCGCCGCCCGTAGATGACTTGCTGCGCGACATACGCCAGCGCATCGACGCCGCGCTCGCGGAGCCGGTGAAGGGATACAGCGAGGGCCTGCCTACGGACGAACCCGCCGACGCCTATGTGAACGGGCTGTGGGAAGGGATGCTTACAGCGCAGCGCGAACGCGACGAAGCGCGGGCCGAGGTCGAGCGGCTGCGTGGAGCCAAGCCAGAACTTCCGCCGCGCCCACCTGATGGAGATGGCCTCCCGCGCTACGGCATCCGATGGAACGGGCCGACCGCGCCGATTGCCGTTCCGATGGCTGACGGCTACTGGACACCGTGGCACCTCGCAGATGCGGCCTACCGTCGCGGAGCCGAGGCGATGCGCGAGGCGGCGGCGCGTGAGTGCTGGGCGCTCTCCGACGAAATGGCGAACGTGCGCGGGATGCTGACCGAACAGGGAACGGCGCAGAACGCTGCCACCAGAATCCGCGCCCTGCCGATACCGGAGGACAAGTAGATGCCAAGCTGGAGCGACGACGAAGGGCGCTGCTGGTTTGAGACTGACGGTGTGCCCTGCTGCCAAGGCGGGACTACCTGCCCCATGCACCGACGACGAAAGCCCCGTAAGAGCAAGGCGGTCGAGGAGGCGTTTAAGCGAGGCGCGGAAGCGATGCGCGAGGCGGCAGCGTCCTGCGTGGGCAGCGATACCATGCTGCTCCAGACCTACCGCAGCGTACTGGAGGGGCGTATCCGCGCCCTGCCGGTGCCCGAGGACAAGCCGTGACCGAGGAAGAACTGGAGCGTATTGAGGAAGCATACGAAACCCGGATCGGCCCGGACGCAACCACCGTGCGGGCGCTCGTGCAGGAGATCCGGCGGCTACTGGAGGAGTTGGTGCGATGCTCCGAGCAATCCTGACCGCAGTCGTGCTGGGCGTCATCGTTGGCGAGGCCACGCTCGACTATGTGTTCCCTGAGCAGGCAGTGACCGAGGGATACGATCCCAGCACTTGGAAGCCATGCCCCGGACGCAAACCCGAAAAGTGGCACAAGCGAAAGGCGGTGTGGTACTGTGGTCCCTCCGATGCACAGCCAACTCTGGATAGCAGCCCTTCAGTGGGTGCAAGCGCAACGGCGCGGGGCTCCTCGACGGGAACTAATCGAAGCCGAGGCCAAGCTGCGCGAGGTGGTCGCTGATGGACGAGAGCAAGCTTGTGTATGCGAGGCTGTGCGAACTAGCGAGCCAACTCCACAAGCCGGAAGCGATGGCTGAACTGCGCCGACTTGGCGCGCTACACAGATGGGAATACGAGCACCTACCGCTCTGGATCAAGGAAGCGGCGGGCCTTACGGATGCCGGCATGACGCCGGATAAGAGCGGCCAATAGAGGCTGCGTGGAGTGAGAGATGGCTGGAGCGTTCAACGGTACGGTGACTGGGTACGTGGCAAAGGATCCTGAGAGCAAGGCCAACGGCAAGGCGATGGGGTTTAGCATCCCCGTGTCGCAGGGCAAGGACAAGCCCACGACCTGGGTGCGCGTCACGGCCTGGGGCAAGACCGCTGAGTTCGTCAGCAACTACGTCAAGAAGGGCTCGCTTGTGACGTGCAGCGGCAGCATCGAACTGCGCGAGTACGAGAGCGCCAAGGGCAAGGGCACCTCGCTGGAGCTCAACGCTCAGTCGGTGAACGCCTTCCGCACGGAGCCCGCGCCGGCCTCGCGCCCCGCGCCCGTGTCCGACGACATCGACCCGTTCTAGACCTACACCACCGCACGACCAAGGGCGTCTCGGGCAACCGGGGCGCCCTTCTCTTTTCCCTCTTGTGTGGCGTCAGGCGTGATGCTATATGATGCGAGTGTCTGTTTGGGCATGGGGCTCAACTGGCATCACGCATCGGACGGGTCGCGGCTTGCGAGAGCCTTGGCATCCAGCCAAGTAGGCCCGCTCCGGTGCGTGCATTTCGAGGTGCATATGGGTGGCAAGCAGAAGACCGGATCGCGGCCCGCGTACAAGCGGCGCATCGTGCTGTACGACCTCAACGACATGGAGCGCGAGGCACTGAAGCAGGCGGCAGACGCCGACGCCAAGACCATCTCCCGCTGGGTGGCAGACGCCGTGCGCGAGCGGTTGCGGACGCGCAAGTAACAAGCGTATGCTGCGCCAAAGGAGTCTGCCGATGGAGAACCCTAAGCCGCCGTCAGTTGTTCAGCAGATCGCTCGCAAGGCGCTCGAGGACCGCAAGAAGCATGGTCGCGGTGGCACCGAGGTCGGGGTTGCACGCGCACGTGACCTCGCCAACGGCAAGGGCATGAGCGAGTCTACCCTGAAGCGCATGAAGTCGTTCTTTGCCCGTCACAGCGTCGATCCCAAGGACGACAAGTCCAGCGCGGCCAGCATCGCTTGGCGCCTCTGGGGCGGGACCGCTGG